CTGCCGACGGTCAGCTCCTTGAGTGGCAGTTAGGCTTTACCACGCCAACAAAGGCGGTGGCGATTACTAACGCGCCAACGAGCTGCGAGGCTGTGATGACGACAGCAGAAAGATTTGTCTTTGCTCTTGGCGCATCAGGTAATCCACGCAAGGTATCTTGGTGTGATCAAGAAAACAATACCGTTTGGACACCATCGGCAACCAATCAGGCAGGTGACTTTGAGATCAATTCAGTCGGCTCAATAAAGTGTGGCAAGCGCGTCCGAGGTATCAACCTAATCTTTACAGATGTCGATGTCCATGTGGCGACATACATCGGTCTGCCTTATGTCTACTCCTTTGAGAAGGCAGGGTCAGGCTGTGGCGTGATCTCCTCACAGGCAGTAGCAGCCATTGACACCGCAGCCATTTGGATGTCTAAGTCAGGCTTCTGGGTATATGACGGCTATGTCAAGCCCTTGGTGTCAGATGTTGGTGACTATATCTTCCAGAACATCAACTACAACCAGTCAAGCAAGGTCTACGCTGTCCACAATAGTAAGTATGGCGAGATCATATGGTTTTACCCGTCTAGCGCCAGCAATGAGAATGACTCCTATGTGGTGTACAACTACCGCGAAGGGCATTGGGCTATTGGCTCTTTGGCTCGTACTGCTGGAACTGACAGAGGCGTATTCACCAATCCTTTGATGATTTCGTCAGATGGATACATCTACGAGCACGAAGTCGGATTCACTTACGACGGTGCTGTTCCCTACGCTGAGTCTGGTCCTTACGAGATCGGTGCTGGCGACAACATCATGTCGGTGCGTCGCGTCATACCTGACGAGCAAACGCTAGGTGAGGTCGTTGTGTCCTTCAAGACTCGGATGTACCCGATGGCGACTGAGACGACTTATGGACCATATTCCGCAGCTCAACCCACAGATGTGAGATTCGCTGCCAGACAGGTCAAGGTTAGATACACGGGCAATGTCTTAGACGATTGGCGCGTTGGCGTTAACCGTTTTGATGTTGTCGCAATGGGTAAGCGGTGACTTAGAATTGAGTCAAGAATTAAGGGCAGGAAAAGTACCTGTATGTATTCGAGAGGATTACACCGTGTACTTGGAGTTTTTCAGAGGTAATTTGTGGATTCATGTGGAGATTAGAAGATGGTCTTCTGGGGTCAAAAAGGACTGCTTGAAGAGCATTGCTCTGATTGAGAATTTAATTGGGAAGCCTATCGTCGCGCTGATACGCGAAGAAGACATCAAACTTGTAAGATTTGCCAAGTCATTTGGCTGGTCTGAGAAATGTCAAATATCACTATTAGACGGATCGAAGGCTTTTATCTACACCAACAAGGTGTGACAAGGGAGATGATATGGGTGGAGTAGTAAGCGATATTGGCGAATTAGGTCAAGGCGTTATCAATGGCGTTAGCGATCTTGGTGTAAGCATTGATCAGGGCGTGCGCGATACGCTTGGTCCTAACGGTTGGACTATTGCTGCTTTGATGGCTGCTGGTTACTACTACGCACCAGAGATCGGGGCTTATGTAAGCGCCACAACTGGCGAGACCGTACCTTTGGCTGCCGTTGCTGATGCTGGTGCAGTCGCAACTCCAGTCACTAGCGGTTCAGTCATTGCGACAGAACTTCCAGCATTCGGAACTACGGCAGCAGGGTCTGCTGCTGGAACAGCTCTGGCTAACGCTGCCACACCTGTTGCCGAGGCTTTGACTCCATTGTCTCCAGTCGTACCAGCATTGAACTCAACAACTGCATTAAGCACCGTTGCACCAGTTACGGCTGAGGGTGCTGCTGCTGGCGGTCTAGGTTCTACGCAAACAGGATTACTGCAAGGTGCTGGAAACCTAGCAAGTAGCGCAATTAACTGGGCTACTGCCAGTCCACAAAACGCATTGACAGCAGCAAGCCTTGGCTTAACTGCTGCAAAGGCATTGGGTGGTAGCACTCCAACATCATCAACATCTACAACTAACATTGACCCAGAAGTCAAGGCAGCATATTTGCGCAACCTCGAAGAGGCTAGAGCAACTGCTGCTGGTCTAGCACCTAAGCAGTTTGCTCCTTATGCTGAGTACAACCTTGGCATGGTTCAGCAGTACATGAACCCTTACGAGAATCAGGTTGTGCAGAATGCTATGGCTGACATTGAGCGCCAGCGCCAAGGTCAAATATCTGCTGAAGGTGCAGCAGCCACAGCAGCTAAAGCCTTTGGCGGTACAAGACAAGCAGTTACCAGATCGCTGGTGGATGAGGCAGCACTACGCAATGCAGGTAACTTGGCTGCACAACTTCGTCAGACTGGCTTTGCACAGGCTCAGAATTTGGGTCTATCGCAGCAACAACTCAAACAGCAGTACGAGCAACAAAAGCTCGATGCAGCTCGCAACTTAGGTCTAGAGCGATTGAATGTGGCGCAAGGCGCACTAAGTCTGCAACCAGCAAATATCGGTGGAAGCACCACAACTCCAATCTATCAAAATCAAGCAGCATCAGCTCTTGGTGGTGCTTTAGGTGGTGCAACATTGGGCAAGTTAATTGGTGGAACTGCTAACCCTGAGTATGCTGGCTATGGTGCTGCTGCTGGTGGTTTGCTTGGTTTCCTGTAAGGAGTAAATGATGGCAACAATGCAAGACTTTAGCGGTTTACTCTTTGGTGGTGGCGGTACTGGTCTAGAAGGCTATATCACGCCAGAACAACAACAAGCAATTCAGCAGCAGTCAATGCTGCAAGCTGCTTCTGCACTATTACAGGCTGGCGGTCCAAGCCGTCAACCGATCTCTATCGGTCAGGCACTTGGCGGTGCTCTGCAAGCAGGACAGCAAGGTTATCAGCAAGCACAGACAGGTGCTATACAAAACCTATTGACACGCCAGAAATTAAATGAAGGCGCATTAGAGCAAGCCAGAATGCAAGCCTACCTTAACGCTCTTGCTGGTGAGTCTGGTGCTCCAGCCGTTGCAGGTCAAGGCGGTATCCCAGCAATACCTATGGGCGCTGGCGGTGTACCTCCTGCTGGCTCTGCACCAACTGCAATGCCTATGGGTGCTCTAGCTCCTCAAGGTGGTGGTGGAATGTTTGCAGCTCTTACACCAGAGCAAAGAAGAATTCTTCCATTGATGAAGCCAACTGAGGCTATCGGTGAGGCATTCAAGGCTGCTGGTCTAAAGGCTGATCGGTTAAGCGATTCAGACCTTGCAGCTCTAGGTTTACCGCCAACAACGCTTGCATACAAGATGCCTAACGGTGAAACGAAAATTACTTACCGTCCTGACTACCAATACATTGAGACACCTTCTGGTGGTAAGCAGTTAATTGACATGAATAATCCACTTGGAATAGTGCCTAAACCTGTACAAAACAGAGTTGAAGCAAGTGGAACAGTACCAAAGCCAACTGCTGGCACTCCTACCTATGGTGGTGGCATGGCTCCAGCATTGAAGCCTGAGCAGATTATGACTGCGGTACAAGACTGGGACACCAAGTATCGGACACCAGTAGAAAGCATCTTGCAGTCTTACAACATCGTCAAGGATTTAGTACAGACTGGTGAGGGTGGTATCTCTGACTATGGCGTGCTGATCAAGTCGATCAAGGCTCTTGATCCGAACTCTGCCGTTATGCAAGGTGAGGCGCAAGCTGCGTCACAGATGCAAGGAATGGCTGATCGTATGCAGGGATTGGTTGAGAAGATCGCTGCTGGTGGTGTCGGTAGCGAGCAAGCAAGGCTTGATCTTGCTAACTTAGCACGCTCATCTGCCAAGGTTGCGATTGAGGCATATAACCGCCAAGCAGATCGCAAGTCTCAGTTAATTGGTCAATTTGTACCTAAATCAGTTTTGGACTCTACATTCCAGAAGTACACAGTACCTCCAGAGATGGCATCTAAAGCAGAGTTTCAGAAGAATCTCAGGGCTAATACAGCAGCGCCATCTGGCGCTCCAATCCTTACCTATGACCCAGTAACTCGTCAATGGAAGTAATAGCATGACAACCGTTAATGTTGAAGGCATCGGTCTGGTTCAGTTACCAGACAACATGACACGCGAGCAGATGGAAGCAGCCATTGCGTTACTTCCAAAGCCAGAGACGCAACGCATTAGGCAGTTTGCTCAAGGCGCAACTATGGGAACTGCTGACGAAGCAGAAGCCCTAGTCCAGTCTCAACTTAAAGGCACAAAGTACGAAGACGAACTGTCTGCTATTCGCGGGAAACTCGGTGCTTATAGAAAAGCCTATCCAGTCGAGTCGGCAGGTTACGAAGTCGGTGGTGCTATTGCACCTGCCATTGCTGCTGCACCTTTTACTGGTGGCGCTTCTTTGGCTGGCGGTGTGGCACAGGCTTCGCCAGCATTGTCTAGATTGATGATGATGGGTGGTGCTCAAGGCGGTATTACTGGTGCAGCCAGCGCTGAAGGCGATGCAATATCTCGCGCTAAGGCTGGCGGTGTCGGTATTGCCGAAGGCGCTCTGATCGCTCCTGTGGCACAGCAAGTCATTAAGGCTGGCGGTGCTTTGATCAATGGCGTGATCGACGCAACCCGTCGTCGTGTTGGTGACCGTGGCGCTAAGGTCGTGGAGACCGAGATCAATCGACTGGCTACTGAGTCAGGTCTGACTACTGACGAGATTGTCCAGAAGGTTGCCAATGGCGAGATCATGGCAGAGAACGCAACATTGCAAGACGCTGTGCGTGCCTTTGCGCGTGGCGGTGGCAAGGCTGCAACTGCACTCAAAGACGCATTGACTCGTCGTCCTCCAGCTCTTCGCACGCAAGCGATGGGTGAACTGCAAGCAGGGCTTGCTGGCGACTTAGACGCTAATGTCTTGAGGTCTTACCGTTTGGGTGAGCAAGAACTTGGCAAGTTGGAGAGCGATCTGTACACGGGTGCTTATCGCATGGGTGGTGTCATCAATAAACCAATGCTAGATGCTGCCTCAGACGCATTGAAACGCACTCCAGAGGCTGGCAAAGCAATCAATGATGCCTATCAGTCAGCGACTGGTAAAAAGCCATTCTGGACAGTTACACCAGCAGGTGAAGTCAACTGGAGTCGTACCCCGACATTGGAAGACATGGAGATCATTCGTCGTGGCGTAGCATCCGCAAAGAATGCTGCATTTACTGGCGGGTATGGTGAAGTCGGCAAGAATTTAGGTGCAGCAGAGAACGCGCTTCGTACCGAGATTGATACAGCGTCGTTGGCTTTGAAGACTGCACGCCAGACATTTGCCAATAATCGTCTAGCGTCTGAATCATTCGACGCAGGACGCAAGGTCTTCACAAAGAGTGCAGATGAAATTGCCTACGACTTTGAGAACTTAGCCAATAAGAGCGAAGGTGCAGCCAAGGCTTTTAGGGCTGGCGTGATGGACGCTTTGCGCAACAAGGCTAGTCTTGGTGCTGGCAAGACAATGATGCAAAAGATCAGCGATCCAGCATCCAAAGAAGGTCAGATTCTGCGCACCATATTCCCGCAAGATGAGCTTGACAGTATGCTTGCAACCGTAGGTCGTGCGTCTCAGTCCCAGAAGGCTGCAACTGCAATCCTTGGTGGATCGTCCACAGCACCGACGGTATTCAACCAGAACCGCATCGGCATGAACATCTCAACCGAAGAGGTTGCTGGCGCTCTGTCTGGGAACATTGGAAGTTATGTCTCCTTGGCGAGAAAAGCCTTGGCGAAGTCTTCACCTAACCTGACAGACGAGCAAAGATTACAGGTTGCTAAAGTCTTGGTGTCAGAAGACCCTAAGTTTGTGATGAATGCACTCAATGATCAGGGTGGCATCAAGATGCTGCAAGACCGTGTAGCGCAGTTATTTGGCACAGCACAGCGCGTACTGCCTTCGGCTGCTGCAATAACTGCTGGAAGCTATGCACCAAACATCTCTGGTGGACTTTTAGGGAAATAAGACGATGGCTGATTACATAGGCGCTACACCGCAAAATCCTTTACTTGGTTTGCTCTATGGTGGTTACGATTATTTGCGATCACCGCAACGCACCCAGCAGATGCAGGGGCTGGCTAATTTTATTGAGTCAACTGGCATACCTAAAACGGTAGAGCGTATGTCCTATGGCGAACCATTGACGAACATAGGTCAAGCCAATGTGCCAGCACTAAAACCAGAGACGGCTGAAGCCATGATGACGGTTGCACCTATGGCTGGCTCTGCTGCAAGGGCTACCGCAAAGGTGTGCAAAGGGCTGGTGGTTTGCTTGGGCAAGAGATGGTGGACAGACTTGCAACTGGTAGGTCTATGCTGCCTAGTTTATTGGCTGAACCTCAAGCAGCGATGTTTGCTATCAATCCAGACAACATTAAGACATTCCCAAAAAGAATGAAGCACACCAATAAAGCCATTAAAGAAGGCGGTGATATTGCTGGTGCTACTGGAAAAGATTATGAAGAAATATTTGCAAAGGCTACTGAAAAAGTAAAAAACAAAGAGTCTCCAAGCATTCAAGAAGCAGCAAAATTAACAAAACAAGAAATTCAGCAACGCAGAGAGTTAGCTAATGAGGTTTTATCTCAACCAATAGAGCAATGGACTCCTCCAAAAAATAGTTTGCTTGATAGGTCTGTGATGCAGTCAATACCTAATCTTGGCGGTGTAACAGATATTTCTCAAGCTGGAATAAATAGATATGTAGCACCGCGGGCTGATACTGGTTATCTGAGCACATTAGCTACTCCAGAAAATCTTGACTTGATAACTAGGTCTATAAATAGAGGAATAGATGCTACACAAGGCGGTTTTTATAAATCATTTCAGCCAATGAAGGCTGCGCTAGATGTTGCTGGTTACTCTCCAGATGTATTTGAAAAAGGATTGGCTGCTGGAAGTTTTGCGTCAGCAAGAAATAAGGTTGCGCAGGAGAACGCAATAGCAAGTCTAATGATGGGGATGGAGCAAAGAGGAATACCTATAACTCCAGAAAATATATTAAAAGAACATGATGCTTTCAAGGCTTTGACTGGCGGTGGATTGTCAATGATGGAAGGTCACACAAAACCATTTGCTAAATACTTGGCTGAAGGATTCCCAACTGGCGAAAAAGATGTGCAAAAAATAACATCTTTCTATCAAAACAAATTAGGTAACTATCAACCTTATGTGCTTGATACGCATGAGGCTGGTGGATTATCTTATGCAACCCCACACGCTCCAGTATTCTGGAAACAAGGTGGATTCAAAGATACTGAATATGGTACTGTGGAAAACATGATGCAAAATCAAGTTGCAAATAAGTTGGGACTTGATCCAGCCATAGCTCAAGAAAGCAGATGGTTTGGTCTTGGCGAGTTAACTGGATTGAAGACTGGTGCTGGTGATTGGCTTGATAACTATGAAAAACAAGCAGCTTACTCTGCTCAACAACTAGGCAAAGAATTAACTAGAAAAGAACAGCAAAAATATGTTGTTGATGCATTTGCTGGAAGAGAAAAGTTATTGCCTTGGTATGTTGACAGACCTATTCCAGATGTACGCAAAGGTCTACTTGACTAATCAAACACAATAAAAAAAATTACATCTTCTTCGGCTACATCGCTTGGTATTGGATGCCATCCTTTGGGTGATGTTCCATATCTTTTATTCCATAAAAAACAATATTCGTTGGCAAGTAAACCTTCCAGTTTATTTGGCTCAATTTCGTTCATTGATTTTGCGTTAACAATCTTCATCACACATCCCCATAAAAATTAAACACGACTTCTCAGCGCAATAAGCTCAAGCACATTAGGATCATTTTCTTGACCCTTTGCTGGTGAGTACAGCGCTCTATATCTTTCCTCTGCTTGAGGTCTTGGCTCGCACAAGTAGTACACCGCAAGAGACTTGCGTGCAAAGTCTTCTGGGCATTGAACGGGTCGTGAGAGTCCATGCAATGAGTTTGTTGTGTCAAACAGCACAGCACGATTGAATTTAGGCATCACTTCTTTTACGAGG